AGGGTGTGCCCGGACTCGTGTATAATGCCAAGGATTTTCTCTAAGTGAACGAGATCCCCCGTTACCGGCGGGGAATTATCTTGTACCGTTCAGCAAAAGAATCCCGGTAATTAGCAACAAACCAGCCAAAGCATATGTCTACAATCAAGACTATACTTTGTCAAAAGGGTCTTCAAAATTCTATGACCCCGAGTTGGGTAAATTAAAATTCACTATTAAAGAGGAAATCAACTTGAGAAAGCGGCGTCACATTAATGAATTCTCCACTAGATTCGCTCACACCGGAGTAGTGTTAGAGAATGACCCGCGTAATCTTGAGTTCGGACTCCACAGACTTTTCGCATGTCGAGTTCCAACCCGTGCCGATGGTTCTAATGAAACTGACCCGGATCTAATTAGAGAGTACGAAGAAACTTTACGTTTCAATATCACCACACTATTGATGGCTAATGGCGAACGTTGGTCATCATTAGTTCGAGAACAAATTGGCGATATGCACTTTGATTTAGATCGTGAAGAGGCCATCAAGGTCGTGACACAACAAAAACATTCAAAACAGAAAATGCGGCTCAATGAGTACTTAAAAACACTAGAGAGCGGTAGTATAGTAACATTTAATCTTGGGAGTAAATATGTTGACATCAAATGCAAATATCCTGAAATAGCAAAGCCAGGTAAAAATATACGGCTCATTATTGATTGTCGAATGGGACGCAGTCTCATTGGATCACTTTATATGAGTTCTTTAAAACATCACCTTGGCGACCGGGAACTTATTTTTGGTCGATGCAGATTTATTTTTATTACTGGACCAAAAACTGATATTCTTATGCAATACTTCCACGAACTAGCAAGACCCAGCAATATGAAACTATTAGTTGTATTTTCTGATGATGCATGCTTTTCCGATGGTGAAAACTATGGAAACGCTGACATTAGTTCTTGTGACGTTACACACACGGACGCACATTATGACTGGACGGAGAAAGCTTTTCAATTCCCAGAATTTATTAAAGTGCACTTGACAGAGCAGCAATTAAGCAAACACGTCATCGTGAATCCCCACGACAAAACTGAAAAGATACATTGTAAACCACGCCGTAGAAAACAACAGTCCGGAAGTACTTATACCACTTTATGGAATGTTGCCTTATGGCTAAGCATCGCAATTTATTGGGGCGAAAATGACTGCACACTCACTGAAGCTGCTTTTGCGTGTGGAACTGTTATCACCTTAGACAATGCCCGAAAGTTCCAGGATCTTCAATTCCTAAAATTCTCTCCCACACTCGACATCACAAACACTTGGCGTGCAGTAATGAACCCAGGGGTTTTATTCCGTATGTCCGGCAGAATGAAGAACGACATTCCAGCCCGCTACAAAGGACGTAGACTCAAATCGTTTCAAGAAAGATGCGATATCGCACAATCTCAACTAGTCAATGGATACCTACAGTACTTCTCGTGTCCTGAGTTCGAACACTTGCGTCCACGCAAGGATGTAACCGAAATCTACACTGACGATTTCAAAATTAGGGATATCCAATCCAATCACCATCAATTCACTCTCTATGAGCTGATGAGAAGGTACGACCCAACACTAGCTGAGCTTCACCAACTTAGCGAGCAATTGAAGTTGTGCACACGGCACACAATCGTGTACAACCCACTCGTTAGTAGAGTCTTCATGAAAGATTACGGCTTAGAAACACCATTACTCACTTAAGAGCCAACACTATAACCACAAATGAAAGCGG